GATAAGTGTGGAGGCCATCGGTGGTGTCAAAAGCGTAAGGCTCACCATTAAGCTCTATGCCGTCAGTGTAAAAGTCTATAAGGGCTTCTGTGCTATTGTCAGTGTAAAAAGCCAGATAGTGCTCACCACTGGCGCTAACCATTAAGTCCCCCGTCACCATCTGCATCCTAAATTCAAGTGTTGCTCCTACCGCATCATCAAAGTCTGGTTCTATACTCCAAGCAATCGCTTCTGTGCTACCAGGGTCTGTTTCCACTCCGATAATATGGAGAATCCCAGCAGGACTTATCTCCACGGTAGACTCTTCCAATGGGTCGGGGCTATAATTCGTTTCCCACGCAGGAGTCGCTTCTTCCGGTAATTCATTGGCTTCGTATTGAACATTCCAACCGTCAGGGGTAAACGCCCCATCGGTTCGGTAGTAGTAATAATCAATGTACCCTTCTCCGCTGTTCAGATACATACCTACATAACCCGAGAATGCCCCATAGGGGTCATCAAGTGTAATTCTCAAAACTCCGTCTATGTATAATTTGGCAATGTTACTTTCAATTAAAAGCCTATAAATATGGTAGTCATCAGTAGTATCCATTACATAACTATCTACTTCTACTCCTCCTCCGAGATTGACCTGTGTTGGAGTAACTTCTACAAAATAATAGGAGACATCATCATTCCCGACATCAAAGCAAATAGCCTCAGCCGAAACACACTTTATTTTCACCTCTACTGTACAATCCCCTGGAATACTTGGTGCTACAGAGTAGTCAGCATAGGCAGAAGATGCTAGGTGTAATTTACCATCAACAATTTCGGCCGTATCGAATGAACCATAAGTATCCCACACAGGAGTAGCCATATCTGGTAATTCATTTGCTTCGTACTTGACTGTCCATTCCATATCAGGTCTCCTTTAATACTCTTTTAATAACATTCTTCTTTTTTTTCATTGTCCTGCCATCCTCAAAAACGCCATTTGACCTTCCGTTCTCAGAAATGCCATTTGGCCTATCCTCGGAACGTACCAAACGCCAGTGTCCATCGTTTCGGCAATCGCCTGAGTCTCTGTTTTATTAATAACTAACCTTTTGGTAAAGTCTTCGGAAATGGAAACACTTTCTGTAAATGGCAAGACGATTTTGCTCCCAACGCCATCGCTTATACTGACGTTCTCTGTAAGTTCCCTGCAAAAATCATTCGCAGTCAGTCTTTCTTCTGTTATTTCTATGGAGTCTGTTACCGCCTTCCAAACCGACCTGACAGAAACTTCGTCTAGGTCGAGACTTTCGATGAGAAACTTCGATTGTCGCCAGACATACGATTCGGCAACCGAAACCGAGTCGGAGAGGGCTTTTTCTGACCTGCCGGAGAACGCCTCGGAAACAGTAGCCGAGTCGGACAGCTCTGTTGCTACTGAGCAGACCAACGATTCCAGGAATGAAACGGAGTCGGAAATATCCTTGACAAACGCTGTTGTTTCTTCTTCCGATATTTCCATACCGTCTGACAGACTGAGAAACTGGGCACCTTCTATCCCCTCATTAAATAGAATCCCGTCAACAAGGGAAATGGCAACATCAAAGGTCGAGGTCTCGCCGACACCAATGGAATCGGACAATGCCACAAATTGATATGCCAGCCGTGTGCTTGTTTCAGTCACCTCGACGCTGTCTCCCAACACCAACAACAGACCTGCGCCTTCGCTATCTGCGATTGACTCCGAGTCGGAGAGGTCTTTGGCGATTCTCTTTACAGAAATTTCCTCCACTAAGGTCACCGACTCTTCCAGGTGCTTGACTTTCTTTTCAAGTCCGACATCAGAGAAATCAACGACGTCGAAGAGAATTTTTATGACAGTTTTCTCCGTTGATTCGTCAGCTCCTTCCAAATCCGAGAGTCCGTAGTAAAACTCAGACAGTAACTCCAGACCTTCCGTGAAAGAAATCAAATCAGAAATGTCAAGTGATTTCCCAGTAGCAAGTTGCTCAACAATAGACAGGGAATCGGCGAGAACAAGGAAATAACTGCGGGTAGTTTCTTCGGATATTACAACATCGTCTTCCATGACCCTGAAGATGCTTTTGTACAGTTCCTCAGACATTGTCTCTTTCTCCGAAAGGGTTCGGTAACCGCCTGCTAGAATATCTGCAAAGAGGTCAATGTCGTCGGAGAGAGAAAGTGTCGTCTTGTTCCCCACCGCCTCGGCGATTGGGAGCATGTCCTGAAGGGATGAAACGACGCCCTTTGCCAATTCGTCGAATGTGTCCATGCTTGCGGTCAGCGACCTCCTTACTCTCTTGGTCAAGGACTCGGAGAAATCAACGCTATCTGAAAGGGTCACTGTCCTTTCTTTCAAGGAGACCAGGCTTTCACTAAATTCTATGTTGTCAACAATGTTCTTAAAGCTACCCTTACTCAGACCAATGTCCGAAAAGAGAACTAAATCGTCTCTTTTTTTTGAGACTGTGGAGCTTCTCTCGCTTTCGTCGATAGAAACAGTGTCACCGAGGGATTCAACAAAAGACTCCACGACGTCCTCATCGGCGATATAAAGAGAGTCGGAGAGGTGGAGCCCGATGTCGAGAGAAAGCTCTTCGTAAATATCAATACAAGCGTAGTCTGTCTCAAATTTGCCTATGAATTTAATTAGTGTCTCTGAAAGAATAATGGAGTCAGACAGGCCAAGGACAAACTCATTTCCTGCCATCAAACTTTCAGCAAAAGAAATGGTGTCGGCGACAGCAACTTTGGAAACCCAAGCAAGGGCAGCTTCTTCGCCCATCCCTATGCCGTCAGAAAGGGCAAGAACCAGTTTTGTTGCCAATCCTTCGGAAAATGAGATACTGTCCTCCAAAGACCTCTCAGAAACCCAGAAAGCAACAGCATTTTCCGTTATGCTTATTGAGTCAGAAAGTCTTAGGGTTGCTTGGTTGGCGACTACCTCTGCTATTGAGATAGAATCAACAACTTTTTTGCCAAGAGAGTTTACTACCGCTTCCGCAAAAGTAATCGAATCGGAAAGTGCCTTGTCGATTGCTACTTTTGAAATTCCTTCGGCTGTTACCCCAATAATATCGGATACTTTTAGCGCAGTCTGACTGACGACACTTTCTGCTATATCAATCGAATCCGAAAGAGCAAGTTTAAATCCACTTACCAGCACTAAACCGTCAGCAAAAGAAACAGTATCAGAAAGTGACTTTTCAGTTGATATTCCAGTAATACCTTCGGCTATATCAAGTGAGTCAATAATTTTCTTGCTAAAAGAATTTGCTAATACCTCTACGAGAGAAATCGAATCAGAAGGAGTTTCTGTCCAACCGACACTGGTGGTGTTTGTCCATTGCTCGACAATAGAAAGAGAATCCTCAAAAGATATTTTAGAAACCCAAGAAGTAGCAACATTTTCTATTATTTCGACAGAATCGGATAGTTCCACATGATGTTCGGTTGCCCAAGTTCCATTGTATAAGTTGCCTATTTCTGTGGGTGTCAGAACCCTATCAAATAAAGCAAGGTCATCAATAACACAACTTGAAAAGTTAGCGGGACTGACGTTACACCCAATAGTAGAAATGGGACTTCCAGCCGCAAAGGTTCCAGGGGCGGAAGCAACAGAATTGGAGTAAGCCCCATCATAATAACCAGTAAGTGTTGTCCCATCATAAGTTAATACTATATGGTGCCAGTTGGTAGTCCCCATGGTTAGGGTGGTGAAGCATTGTTGGACAGCCCCGTTATATCTTGCCCATTTAAACTGCACGGTTCCTACGTTGTCACCATAATCCATCCAAAGGTAGGACATGTATGCGTCTACTATCCCGACTTGGAAAAAGTTAAAGAGGTTAGTTCCTGCTGGGTTTGCATTTAACTTTACCCAAAAGGAAATGCTAAGGTTCCCTGTTGCGGGAAGACCGTAATCATCAGCAATAGAAAAATACTTATTTGTATTTGCATCCCCAAAGTCTGCTCCCACCCCAAATTTACCAGTATCTTCCCCAACGGTATTGTTGTTTGTAAGAGTATAACTTCCTTTGCTATCCGTGGTTAAAGCACCAGTCTCAAACCGGTAGTAGGCCCTCAGGTTGGCATCGTCGAAAAGTGGGGTGCTGTAAAGTTCAATTGCGGCCATTTTATTCCTTTAATTTATTCCCTAAACTTATTTTTATTATCAACTGTAATTTTTGTTTTTCTCTTTTTTCACAACATTTTAAATAAAAAACTTCCCCCTGTTGGAACTTTTGTTCCGTAAAGATAGAAAACACAATCGCCCCCGTTATTGTTACCAAAAACCACATCACTTGAATTTCTCGAATAGTGATTTCCATAATGCGAAGGGCTACTGCCATCATCTCCTACACCAATATATTTTCCCCCAGCATAGTCTCCTCCTGAAAAGTAACACTCTAAACAATAACCACCCGCAGAAAGTACGACTGGGGTCGAGAAGGTAAATGTCACTAGGGCAGGGCCAGCGGCAATGCCAGTTACGTCAACAGCATCAGAAGTTACTAAAATTGAACCAGTTGGAGCACCATCTGTTCCCACCGTCCCCGTTGCCACATAAACTTTGGCATAGACATTACCAGTGGGAGCACCATTTTTTGCGATATAAAACTTGGCTGAAGTCAATAAGTATGTGTAACCAGAAGCCAGGGTGATTGCTTGTCCTTGCGCATGGCTAACAGTATTAGCCAAGTCGGCGTATTGGTCGGCGTTTGCTTCTGAATATGAGTCTAATAGAGCCATATTTATAAATTCTGTCCTATAATGAACCCATCATAGGTTCCAACCCCTGTAACCTTAAATCCAAATGAGTCCCTTTTTTCGTTCGTTCCCGTCAGTGTCGGAGCAGAGCCACTAGCCCATCTGATTGTCGTAAACCAGGTCAATGCTCCTTGTGAAGTCACGTTGTTTATGTCAACAACAAAGTACTGTCCTACACTGGCGTTTGAAATTGCTAGAGTCTGGGTTGCCGCTGGCATGGTAACAACGAAACTATTTCCCAAGGCCAAATCGAGCGTGGTAGTCCCTGCCCCCCCTGGGGCATAGGACGTTACAGTTTGAACGACTTTGGCTACCGTTTTCGCCCCAGTGAGGGTTTGGTCTCCTCCTGTAGAAACTGCCTTGTCTGCATCTGTAACTGCTGAGAGTTTGTAGTCGTGAGAAGTTGTCACCGCAGAGCCATCAACACCCACTTTTTCCTCCAAGTTGTTGACGTGCTTCGCCAAAACGTCATCAACGTTGTCCACGAGGCCCGAAAGGTCTTCTGGAAAGTCAGCCATGGTTTCTCCTTTTTTCCGTTAACTTAATAATCAAACTGTAACCTTATTATCGCCATCCGTCAAGTTTTTCTTTGTCCCTTCCTCGTAGGCCTTTTTCAATGCCCTCACGACCGTCATCAAGGAGACTTGCTTGATGTGGTCGCATAACATATCCCAGTCGGCATGAACCTTGAAACCTGCCACCTTCGCTCTCTTGCAGAAGGCGTAGTCGTCACCCAGGTCGTTGAAACCGCCCTCCGTTAGAATTAAGTTGAAGGGTGCTTTTATTTTCTCCAAGACCTCCCTCTTAATCATCATGCAGCCGGTCGCAATCGAGTCAACCGCTCTCACCCCGTTCCTTTCCTCCGGCGGTGGCATTTTATACCTTCCATCCTTGTCAATTTCCATAACGCTCCACTCGAAATGCTCGCCCTTCCACATCGGATAGACTCCGCCGACTACGTCGAGGTTCAACTCAAGCATTCTGAGAGGATTGCTAAAGGGTGTGTTGTCGCTGTCGATAAAAAGAAGGTGGGTGTGCTTCGTGAACTTCAGGAAGTAGTTCACAACGTAATTCCTGTTGTTGTAGATGGGAGCGAGGTTCGAGAAGTATATTTCGGACTTGACTTGGCTCTCGTAGACAAACTTTGAGATGATTGTCTCCAAGCCAGCAATGGTCGTGCCAGTATGAGTAATTGCTATTAAAACACTATTTTCCATATTTTTTGTTTAACTTGTTCCCACCCCAGCCAGCCCAATTACTAAAATACAGTAATTTTTGTACTAATTCCTATTTCAATTTATTCCCCCACAAGGGATAACCACTCGAACCATCATCCGAAGGTTACCGTCCACGTGATTTGGAGTGTGTCAGCCGCCCCCTTGTTGATAACCGAGAAGGTCTGAGCACAAAGCAGCGTCCCTGCACTTGCCGTATGGGAGTTGAAGATACCCGCCTCCGTCAGAGCACCAGTTGCGTCAGCGGCAGCCCAGTCCCCGACATAAACTACCTTGTTGTCGTCACCTGCCGTGCCCTGGGTAAAAGAGGTCAGGGTATTTCTGTCCGTCTCTCCGCCAAGTTGGGTAGCACCAGCAGTCAGAGTGGTAGATACCGTTCCAACGGCCATATCGGACATTACTGCTTCTCCTGAAGAAGAAGCCATCTGGTCTGCAACATGTGCATCTCCAACATCGGTAAAGACATTGTCGAATTCACGAAGTTCTTTCAGTTTGCCTTCTACATCTCTTAGAATAGCCCGACCGTGACCGAAAATTCTTGATTCGTCGTTCATTATATTATTCACCTCCTTTCGAAATTTCAAACAACCTAATTGGTTGGTTCTATGCCGAAACCCAGGTCCGTAAGCTCTTTCTCCTTGACTCCCTCTTTCTTCAGTTCTTTCACAGAACTTTGCCTGACCGTCGCCTTCCCGTTAAGGGAAATCAAATCGAGCCTCAGTTTCTTGCCATCAACGTCTTTAGTTAAAACAATCGTCATCCTTTATCACCTCCTTTTATCGCCTCCAAGACCTGTTCCTTGCTTCCATCCAACGGAAGTTCAATTCCCTTTCCATCAGCATAACTTATCAGTTCGGATAAAGTCCAGTCCAGGGAAGGTTCGGCCAAGGGCGCAGCCTCGGCTCCCACCTCCGCTTCGCTTTGAGCCTTTCTGGAGGGCCGTGTAGCCCTTTTCACAGGCTGTTTCACCTCCGGGGCGGACACTTGGCTCTGTTCTTCGGTGACCAGTTCAACAACCCCTTCCCCGATAAGAGCGTCACCTTCTTTTTGGGGAAGTTCGACCTTTTCCCCCACAGAAAAAGTTCCCACGTCGGTTCTGACCGAACCGAGCAATACTTTATACATCATCAATTTTCACCTCCCTTATCCTGGCGTATGAACAATTACTACGTTGGAATCAACTACCCCAACCGAATCATTCAATGATAATGTTATCAGGTTCCCAACCGCTTCTGCAATAGCAACAGCCTCTGCTTCTACCAAACCAACAGTGGCCTCTAGCGCCTCAGCAATCGTTATAGTATCCGCTAATCCAGCGATTCCCGTTTCTTCAGTCTCGCTTTCGGCAATGGCCAAAATGTCACTTACATTGAGAGTCGAAACATTTGCTAATGCTTCAGTAACTGGCATAGCTTCAGTCTTGTTCATAACAGGACTCTTAACCTTCGCTTCCGTTATAGTCTGGGAGTCAGTAACTTTCTTATCCTCTCCCTTCGACAACGCCTCAGCGAATGAAACAGAATCAGTCAGGTAGGTCGCTTCTTCACCTGGTTCTCCTAACCCTTCGTATTCGACCGTCACTAAGACATCACTTGCACCGCTAAGGTTTACAATCAACGATTTGTTTATGGGTAGTCTCCAGTTTCTTCCAATCAGGTTTTTATCAAAATTGCCACCGCTGGCGACCAACATTGTGTTAAACCTTTCAAGACCGCCAGTTCCAGCTTTTAAGCAGACTGTAACGGTAGCGCCACTGGCATTGCTAAAATGAAATCCTTTGATAGTAAGATATTTGTCCGAACCTGGGGCTGGAAGTATCTCCGTGTCGCCGCTTGCCGTGACTTCAAGTGTCTCGTTGTGTGCTTCATCCAAACTCAAGACGCCAACGCCGACCTGTCCATGAAGAGACTGACGGAATTTTCCGTATTCTCTCGCTCCTAAACCTTTGGGTAAGTCTGGTAATACCATAATTTTCACCTCCCTCCTTAATTTGTTTGTATATTTAACGTGTCCGCATTTCAGAGGTAACTGCTTGGCACGGTTCTCCGTACTAGTAAAAATGCCAGTACGGAGAACTAATTACTATTCTGTGTAACCACCAGCCCTCGCTGGCATCTCATTGCTAATGTAAGCAACCGCCTTACTAGCCGACGCATCGCATTGAGTAGTCGGGTCGTAAAGACATTTCTCGATTTCATCCGCATCTCTAGTCAAGATAGCACCTCCCGTATCGGCAGCATTTCCGCTTGTTTCGGATAACACGCTTGTTGACAGAGGGATACTCTGCAGACCTAATTTGTCTAACGTGCCCACAAACACACTTTCTGAAGCAGCTTTAATTGGCAGTTGGATGCTGGCGATAGTCTTGAATGCTTTGACGCTTGGCACGGCATTTGTCCCGTTAAGGGCAATCGTGTCCGTTATCGCCTCTCCTCTAATGTTCGTTCCAGTAATCACAACGTTCCCAGTCGCAGCTCCGTCAGAGTCTATGACCAAAAGCCTCGGAAAGTCTGGGTTGGTAATGCCAGTGGTGATTGTCTGCACCGCAATCGTTAACAGCGTGGAGGCCAAAACACCATCGGCGCTAGGGGCGTCAGGGGCAGTCCAGTTCTGAACCACCACATACGCCTTACCTAAAAACTTATGTCCCACAAAAGTAGCAAACTTATTCTTGATAATCATTGTTTCTTTTCACCTCCCTTCAGAGCGTAAACACCTTTTTCGGGCTGGGATATTTAATTGGGTATTGATGTTCTCACCAACCCCAGCCCGTTATCAAGGTTTATGCGACAACAGTCGTGTATAAATAACCAGTAGCAGCAGCGACAACATGCTCGTCTCGGATTTCTCCTGCTTCGATGAAGTCACCGTTTCGACCTTCCTCTCTCCACTTTTTGACGCTAAAACCCCTGTTCTGGAACTGGTATCCGAACGATACCTTTTTTAGACCCGGACTCGGTTCGGAGTACAGCAAAGCAACTTTCTTTCCCCAGACATAGCCCAATGACTCGGCAACACCTTCGATGGTGCTGTCGACAAGGGCTTTTCCTACTAACATTTTATCAACCTCAAATAAGGCAGCAATAATATCAGCAGAAATAATCCCCCTTTGGGTATACTTAATCCTTTCCAAAATATCAGGGTGGTCAAGAAGTTTCAAGAACGCCTGATAACCAATCACCATTACGTTTGGCATTTTGCCAGACGCAGCGTGAACAACACTTTTTGCATATCGGACATCACCAATAGGGTCGCTCCCAGCGTAATCACTCCATTGGTTTGCTCCAGACAAAGCAGAGGTTTGAGCACCATAAGTGCCAGCAACAAAGACTATGTCTGCCACTCTTTTCTCTCTCCCCAGTTGAATCAATTCGGTAAGGTTTTCTGTGGTATCTACGTCCAAACTCAAAGGACTATCTGCATTATCACGAACTCTGTCCGGAATAAGGTCTTTCAACGCATATTCCTCACAAGAGTAAGTATCAGTCGTTACATTCCACTTTACTTCGTTAGCTTCAGCACCAGCAGCCCTCTTGGACTGTGGAAGCTTCCAATTCCGAGTGTACTTGTAATAAATGTCTGATTCCTTTTTGACAGGAACAACAGGCATAACACTATCCGCAATGAGTTCCTCGTTTGCGTATTTTACAGAAACACCAGTCAAAACCGCATCTTGATGAACATCGGTAATATCGGGTGCATAGAACACTTTCCCATTTTCATCTACAAGTTTCATTTTAAGTTTTCACCTCCTTTCAGTTTATAATTTGAGTCTTAATCAGACTCATTTGCTTGAGCCACTCCACCTGGAGTCAAAAGAACAGAAATAATCGCCCCATCACCATTAGCATTGCTTTCTAATGCAATACCGATGACACTTTTTTGGTCTCCACTAACAGGGGTTCCCTTTCCACTGCTGGACATAATTTTTTCTCCCCTGTCGCAGTTAGCAGCCATTACCAGTCTGGTCACACCAGAAATAGCAACAGCAGCAGCTTCACCAGCACCTGGCTTGTTTTGCACAACCCCAAGCACGTGAGTTCCTTCAGCAGCAGGAGTCCCAGCGACAATAACGCTGCTGTCGGTTGCACCAATTTGGACTGCGTAGTATTGTTTGGCAGCCAAAGTCGCCTCAGCAATGAGCGATACTACATTTTGTGAACTTCCGTAAGCCATTTGTACTCACCTCCTTCTAAATTTACTTGAAATAACATTTTTTCCGTTCACTTCTTCTCAGAATTATTTAAACAATTCCGGTTTTTCGGAAGCAAGGATTTTTACAGCTTCACCGTATTTGATTTTCCTTTCGGACATCACTTTGGTTACCTCTGCATCAATCGCTTTTTCCTTGGTTGCTGCCCCACCGTCGCCACCTTCTTCTCTGAATAATTTAGCAGAAACTTTTGGAAGTTCCGCCAAAAACTCACTGAACAACTTGGCGATGTTTGGGGTTGCGGCCATCAGAAGCTCGATAGCTTTCTTTTGGTTCTTTGGTAAAAGAACGCCTGTCGGATTGCTTTCAGAGAACGTGTATCCAGACACTTCTTCGGTAACCTCCTTAAGTCTCAATTTCGCCTCCACGACCCCCATCTTCGACTTAATTTCGTTCAATTCCTTTACGTGCTGTTCTTTAGAGATAAACTTTTCCGATGCTTGAATCGCTTCGGCTTTTGCCTTTTTCTCCGCCTCCGCTTTTTCTCTGGCCTCTACATCGGCTTTCTCTTTGTCCTCAGCCTCCTTAGCCAACTCCACTTTCACTTCTTCAAAAGATGCTTTCTCCTCATCGGATGCACCCTCTGGTAAAACGAAAGCAGCGTCTTCTACTAATTTTGCTTTAAGTTCCTCTTTGGTCATTTCTTTTTCACCTCCTTTCAAAGTGGATTTACTGGTAAAACCAGCATACATATTTTCGGACAGTGCGACTGGGGCGAGGCTCTTGAAATAAGGGCGGTTGGTCAAAGCACCGCCCAGCAAAACGTTTTGGAACTCCTCGTGGGTCTCCATGTCCTCATAGGCAAAGTCAAACTCGGGGCTGAAATACTTGAACACGCCGTCCTTCAGCAACTGGATGCCAAGCGCAGTCCACTCAACCGTGGCTTTCAGTCTTGCCTTGCCATCTTCGAAGACCTTGTTCATCGTCCTTACCCAGCCAGCAGCGCCCTTTTCTGGCATGTGCTCCTGGTCAATCGCAATGTCAACCTTTCGAACCTTGTCGTTGAAATTCTGGATGAACTTGTCAATATCCTGTTCCGATATTGCAATAACCCCGTATTGCGGGTGTTCCCATTCGCCAGCCTGAAGCATTTCTATCTCTGATATTTTTCCTTCTTTGAAAGCGAGCTCTATCTGCGGGATGAGAAACTTCAGTTTTTGGTCAGAACCCATCACCAGGTCACCATTTTGCTCTGTATAACCAAGGTTTGCCAGGTACGCATTCACCTCAGAAGCCTCTTTCTTGGTGTGCTTCACTTCTCCGGAATGGGACTTTCCAGCCTTGTCCCAGCAGACGTGAATGTATGTACCTTCCTTCGGGGTGACTGTCTTCACTCTTCCGCCCTCCCGAACGCATTTGTCGAAATCAGCAGGAAATTTTAATGACATATTTCACCTCCTTTCATAAATAATATACCTTTTTATTTATCAAGTCCATGTTTATTCTTTGGTTCGCTTTTCTTGATGGTCATACAAAGTTTTGTCAGGGCAACCGACATTTTGTTATAAACCTCATTGTTTCTTTCAATAACCTTTGTAGAATGGTCAAGGTGGTTGGAAATTGTAGTATTAAATTTCTCGTAAGTATCGTTGATTGATTTTTCTTTTTTGATTAAATACCAAATAAACAAAGAAACCGTTACTACAGTTCCTCCAAGTTGAGCGATATTTTCTATATCATCTATCATATTTTTATTCAGACTTCTTTATATATGGTGCTATAAACGATTTATTTAAATCATTTCTTCTGAAATAATCAACTGTCCAACGATAGGCCAATCCCTTCCAAGGAATACTTTTACCAACAATTATATCGGTATCAGAAGTTTTATGATAAATGTATAATATTCTACGTCCTAAAGACTGACCACCAATAAAGTCCTTTGAACCTTCCCCTGACGGGTCTGCATCCATCACTTGTTTTAATTTTGCATTAAACCTATCCAATGCCTTCGGGTCTTGTTTTTCTATGTTTTCTCTGGCTTCGTTAATATTTACAAAATTGTTCTTTTCCAAAGCTTTTGTTATACCATCTTTTTCAATATCTTCTCTTAACTTTTTTGCTGTTTCATCAGCCTTTTTTTCATAATCCTCATCACTATCACCATCTCTCTCACTTTTCCACCCACCAACTGGTGCATTAGTTTTTGGGTCAATAGGAATGTGTTTACCGTCTTTCGTTATCCATTGAACATCTTTTGGTAATCCAGGGTAATCCTTGAAAACCCCTAACCCATAAGGCAAAGTTCTTCTCCCACCCGAACCAACGAGAGGGTATTCTAAGTCCCTGAAGTTCCAGGGTTCTGCTTCCGTTTGTGGAACTAAAATATCAGGTATCCCTGTGAACGGTGGAGGGTTCACTTCTTCTTTCATTATCCCAACCCAAATGCAACGACAACCGAAGTGGACTTCTCCTGGCTTGTATTCGGAAAACGCTTTGTCTTCGACTCCAATCACCCTTCCGTCCATACTCGTGCAATAATTGCACGTGTGAGTATCCAAAATCGCAGACCACTGATAACCATAGAATTCATCCTTAAAAGCATCAAAGGTATATTTCCTTCCTTGATTTATCTCGCCTGTCGTGATGTAAGAAGCAGTAGCTGGCACATTTCTTGCATAAAACTGCTCCATTCTTTCCTTGATGTTGTTTATAGTTTTGTCAACATTTATTTCCGGCTCCATCATCCCGACTGCTGCAATTCCCTTCAAGTCATCAAGCATTTGTTTTTCGTGTCTTGCCGTAAGGTAATATGCTTTCGAGGTAATGTTTTGGTTTATCAATGCGGAAGTGGCGGGTGCGGGTTTAACAATTTCATAACTCGCTTTTAGTTTTCCAAACTCAAACAGTTTACTAATTTGTTCCTTAAATAAGCCCGAATAAATACCCTTTAACTTCCAAGAAATTTGATGAAGTAAAGCAAAGTCCTTGTTTCCTATTGCCTCCGCAAACATCGGGATAAGGTTTGTTTCTTCTCTTTTTAAGATAGAAAGCATCTGCCTGATAATTTCTGCTTCGGCATTGTCCATATAATCGTTTATCTCGTCAAACCTCACCCTTTGTTCGGCTTTCGTGAGTTGCCTTCTTTCGTGGTGTTGCTGGCCTTCTTTTTGAAGTTTGTTCGGCTTCTGGTCTTGGTTCTGTTGCTGGTTCGGACTCATGTTGCCACCCTGGTTCAGGTCCGGCTGGTAGGTCTTCGGGTCCCTGATTATGTCCGCTTTCAGCTTCTGTGCTTCTACCTTTGCGTCCTTTATTTCCTCTGGGACGTCGGGCAGCTTCAAGACCCTTCTCAGGTACTCCTCCATCCCCACGTCGGGATTGATAGCGCCCGCCATCGAGAGCGACTGTATTGCATCCGCCAGCTCCTTGATGTTCTTGATTCCCAGGTCGGAATGAGTGAGTTTCGGGTACTCCTTAACGTTCCAGTTGTAGTCAACCAGCTTTTGGATTTCGTCGTTTACGGTATCCTCTATCGTCTTTGCGGAAGCGTCAAGGGAGGAAAGGAATATCTGCGACTGGTCTTGGGAGAGCGCATAGCTCCCCTTCGAGGTGCTTCCCAAATCGATGAACTGCGCCAAGACGGACTTCAGGATTTCCCTTGTGTGGTGCTCGAGCATCTCCATGGGACTGCGGAGCGTGTTGTTTTTCATGTCCATCATTTCTATCTCCCAGCCGGTCTTCTTGACGACGTAGGCCTTCTCGTTGCCCCTCAGGTTCTTCCCCACGTTTTCGGCAAGGGTATAATCGTCATCTGAGTACCCTGCTGGAAGCGTGATGACAGGGATACCGACCCCAAGCCTTTCCTGAGCCACCGCATCGATTTTGTAGTACTTGTCCCTGAAGAACCAGTGCTTGTACGCCTGCCGGAGAATCGAGGTCCCGAGGTAGTTGTCGCCCTCCCTGCGGTTCACGAACACCATGAGTTTTTCGGAGGAGATGTCAACCTCGACCAAAGTGGTGATTTTGTCAATGACCTTGTAAGCCCTTTGCTGGATGCTTGTCAGTTCCCCATTCTTGTCCACGTACCACCTTTGAATCGTCTTGGGGAGCCTCGGAGCCCACTTTCTCCAGCCTATCTTTCCGTCCTGCTTCAACTCGTATATAATTTCAAAGACCATGCAGCCGTATGGGTGCATAAGGAGTATCTGTCGAAGCGTGTCCTCCCAGGGAATGATTAGGCCGTTGAACAGGTTGTCCTTAACAAATTTGGCTATCTCCTCGTCCTCGGGGTTTTCAGAAGCGGCGACTACATCCCACTCGGCAGAGCGAATCGGGAGCTCGCACATCAGGAGGGCGGCCTGGACCGAGGCGTCGGACCAGCGCATCTTGTCAACGGTAGTGTAAAGCTGCTCGCCCGTGAGGTTCGTCACGTACTCCTCGGAGTCAATGATGCCCTGAAAGTTGGTAGTCCCCGAAGCGCCTATTTCTGGTCGTGAAGACTTCCTCTCGTCAAACCTTTTTCCTTTTTTAATTTCTCCCATAAGCTCCTTATTAGAACTTTTCACTTAATATGCCAGCGGTGATGGGTTTTTCCTTCGCAGGAATATCCTCCGCGTTAGGTTCAGCCAAAGAGCCTGTGGATAACTTGTCTATTCCAAGCATCGCATAGTTTGTCGCCATAGTCAAGTGGTCAGCGCCAAGTTTTTTATACACCCAAACCACCCTGCCGTCAGGTTTTTCTTCCTTGTCTTTAGCCCAGTTGCAAAGATGCCTAATATACAAATCAACTTCTTCTGTCAACCTCGGCAATATGATTTTGTGGTTTTTGAACATATCTGCCATTCGGTCAACCGATTCCACTTTCCCGACCGTTATTCTATACTCTTTGGTTTCTTCGTCCTGGTACCACTTCGCAAATTCCTTCTGGTTATCATTGTAATATACCATCCAGACCTTTGCTAGATACATGTTTGCAAACTTTCTCGCTGAATGCTTGTTGGGAAGTGCGTCAATAATGCAAAAAGTAACCCCGTATTTCTCCATTAAATTAGGCAATTCACCAAAATCATCATAAATTCCGATGTGAATCGGTCTGCAATCACCATTTTTGTCCTTAGAAAAGACCACAGCGTGTAACTTATCGCCTTGGTCAACTCCCATAATTGTATTTCTTCCACTTACTTCAAGTTCATACTTGTTTTGAATACAGGACAGAAGAATATCCCTGTTGAGCGGTTGGTTCTCGCCGCCATAGGCCTCACCCAAACAGAAATTATGGAAGTCCTTTATTCCTGATAAATTTGCAACTGGTTTGTTTCTGCTCGCCTCCTCTTTCCTTAATATTTCGGTGGCTGAAATCCAAGGTGCCATCAGTTGAGAGATGTGATAGCCCGAAACACCCCACGCTGTGTCACCAGTTACCCTCCAAACACCGTTTCTCCTCGCATCGTCGGTTATGGTGGCTCTGCAATAAACGCAGGCGTACCTCGCCTCTTTGACGTCCCCACGGATTGAGTCGGGATACTTGAGTATCTGAAACTTGTGACAATTAGGGCATTCAACGAACCACTCCTTCTTATCAGAGCGGTTATAGAGGTAGTCTATCCCAAACTCTGGTATAGTCGG